GTGATGGATGGTTGAAAAGACTTTGTGGTCTTGATGTAATCCGTGTTGCTCAAGATACTGTTACTGCTTCTAACGTAATCGACGAAATGGGCGCTGTACTTGGTGCTGCTACTTCTGAAATGTTGGTGAACTCTTCTAAGTTGCGTTTCAAAGTATCTCCTGATGTTGCGTCTGCTTACCGTATCGCTACGGCTTCAGCTAACACAATCAACTACACGACTGCTGCGTTGAATCTTCAGTTCTTGGATTACGCTATTGATGTTGAGTACGGTCTACCTGCTAACACAATCATCTTATCTGACCCAATGAACTTCATCTATGCTTTAGATGCTGAGGGCGACATCGACTCATTGCAAGTTGTTGACTTCTCTAAGACTACTTTAGATCGTAGAATCGGAGCAAGAGCAGATTTCAAGGTTGGTTTCTATGTTACAAATCCTGAGCAAGTAGTATTCTACGGTTCTTGCGTTGCATCCTAATTAACTAACGGGGGAGAAATCCCCCACTTTTAAAACTTTTAAATATGTCTTGTACTACATTAACAACAATCACAAAAGGCTGCGACAACAACATCGGGGGGATTACTTCTATCTATATCAACGACATGGAGAACTTAGGGACTCTAACGATTCATACAGCTGCATGGGAAGTAACGTCTTTCGGTACGTTGGTCGATGAGTTTGTTGCGTTTGAGTTCAGACGAAATACAGGAAGCTACACAGAAGAATTGCAAAATGACTTCGTTAACGGGTCTCAATTCTATCTTCAGACTATCAATCTAATGTTCCATCGTCGTGAAGCTGCAAAGTCTAAAGCGATTAAAATATTAGGTGAGGGTCAAAGAGACTTAGCTGTTGTAGTAGGTGACGCAAATGGTAAGTATTGGTATTTTCCAAATGCTCAGTTGTCAGCAGTTGCAGAAGGGTCAGGTCAAGCGAAAGCTGATGGTTCTAAGTACGCTGTAACATTCGTTGCAGAGAATGAATTCCTTGCTTATGAAGTAGATTCTACTTTAATCCCTGGTTTAACGACTCCTGTTTCGTAAGAATAACGCACACAGATTTTTAAAGGGTAGCTTCGGTTACCCTTTTTTTATAACCAAAAAAACGACTTAATACTTTTTATAGTATGATATACATCGACAAAGGGCAGACTAACACGTTCGTACTCACATTAACTGAGAGCGCAACGATTAGCAATCCGACATATCTATTCAAGTTTACGTGGGAAATGAACGAAAGTTTAGCACCTGTTTACTTCATAGGTCTTGATACGTCACCTTATCCGAACCGATACAATCTATTCACACTTGAAGAGGGTGTTGATGCAACGCTAAATATCGGGCAATATCGTTACGAAGTTTACGAATCGAGTGATAGCAATCCAACGGACGAAACGGGGTTGGATAAGATTGAAGAGGGTCGAATGGTTGTCGATGGTGTCAGTAATTCAATATATGACTAATGGGTTTATTTGGAAAGTTTAAAAAAGAAGAAAGCGTTCAAATCGTTGATACAGGCTATCAGTCGTTCAGTACGCCATTCTTGAAAGTGCCATCTTCTAACTTGTCGCTACCGTTCATTGATGAACGCTATCAGTCTCGTGGGTACGTTCCGTTTGGAGAGGATAACTTAGCACCACAGCTTTGGAATCAGATGTACTACTCTTCGCCTTTGCATGGTTCAATCGTTGACTTTAAAGTAAATGCTGCTATCGGAGGGGGATATGAGTTCGACGAAACACGCCTATCGTCTAAACAAAAAGTAGACCTTTACGCTTTTGGTAAGAAGTTGAGCATCAAGAAAACGCTTAAACAAATTACATTTGATATTGTATTACATCAACGTGTTTACTTCCTTACAAACATCAAGAACGGTGTAGCTACAAAGTATGAGCGTGTATCTCCTGACAAGGTTCGAGTGAATAAGGATAAAACAATCTACTCTGTTAACTCAGATTGGCAGTATGTCGCAAAGATTGAAACTTATCTACCTTACAGAAAAGGTTGTGCAGATGGAACGTATATCCTTTGTTTTGAGTTCGACTCAATCGGTCAGGACATCTATCCAATACCATCTTATACAAGTGCTTTAAACTTTGCGTTCTTATCAGGTGAGTTGAGTTACTTACAAAAAGCTAACATTCAGAACTCAATATTCCCTTCGTTTGCAATGATGTTCCCAAAGAGACCACAGTCACCTGAGGAAATGGAACTAATCAAGCAGACTGTAAACAAATTAAAGGGCGCAGAAAATGCGGGGAAAGCGGTGGCATTCTTCGCAAATACTAAAGAGCAATTGCCAGAACTTGTGAACGTTCCAACAAATGATAATGATTCACTATTCGTCCAAGCTTCTGAGTTGATTACAGAACAGCTTTGCTTTGCTCACACTATCGACCCTATCTTGTTGGGTGTGCGAACTACGGGTTCACTTGGTAACGGTTCAGATATTAAACAAGCATACATCATTTTTGAGAAGAACGTCATTATGCCATTGAGAGATCAAGTAGAGGACATCTTAAATATGATGCTTGATTTATCAGCAATCGATACTAAACTATCTATCCTTAACTACCAAATTATCAACGAAACAATCGTAGAGGTAGAAGCTGAAGGTAGTGCTGTAACGGATGCACTCAACTCAATGTCTCCATTAGTTGCAACTAAGGTACTTGAATCAATGACACCTAACGAAATTCGTGCAATGGCGGGACTTAAACCTGTCGAGGGTGGAGATATTATTAAAAGTCAGATACCTGAAACCCCAATGTTATGACCTACTTCATCACAGAATCATATTTAAAGACTAACACACCGATAACTAAAAACGTCGATGTGACAGATGTTACACCGTACATCAAACCCGCTTCAGATATGCGTGTGCAGTCTATTCTTGGTAGCTACTTCTACAATGATTTGCTAACGAAGTACAACGCTCAAACTTTATCTAACGACGAGGAAACACTTGTTGAGAAGATTCAGCCGGTTGTTGCATGGAGAGCAGCAGAACAAGCAGCGTTCGGGTTGTCTTATCAACTAAAGAACAAAGGTATTCAAGTTCAGTTCGGTGACTACTCGACAAACGTAGGTCAAAGCGAGGTTGCTTTTGTAATGGATCACTACGGACAAATGGCGGCGTTCTACGAAAAGAGATTAATCTCCTATATCTTAGAATACAAAGATTTATTTTCAGCATTCACTTCAAAACTAAATAAAGACTCAGACATCAAACCCGTTGACAATTGCACCGATAATGATTACGACAACACTATGATGGTTATCTGATGGCGGGAGAAATAGAAATAAAACTCAAAGGACTCCGAGAGGTTAGGCAAGAATTAAAGGTCTTGCAGTTTGAACTATCTCAAGCTACCGACCCTCAACAGATGGCTGAACTATCAGCTAAGGCGGGGGAGTTACGGGATAATCTAAATAGAGCCAACGAACAAGCTGCTGTATTTGCTGCAGGTTCACCATTCGAGCAGACGAACAACGCTCTCGGCTTGATGTCCACGCAGATAATGTCCTTAGATTTCGAGGGCGCTGCGGAATCGGCTAAGTTATTTGCAACGGCTGCCAAAGGAATAAACGGTGGTCAGATAGCAACACAGCTAAAAGGGCTTGGCTCAGTTGTTCTAAGCGTTGGCAAGGCGTTTATGTCGATGGGTGCTGCACTACTAACTAATCCTATCTTCTTAATTGCCGCCGCAATCGTTGGTATCGTTACCGTGATTGGTGCATTGCTAAATAAGTTAGGGTTGCTTAAACCGATTCTTGATGTTATAAGTGCTGCGTTCAAAGTGGTTAAGGATGTCATAATGTCGGTAGTTCAAGCGTTGAAGGATTTCTTAGATTGGTTGGGATTGACTTCATTTGCGGCAGAAGAAGCTGCACAAAGACAGGCAGACGCTCAAGAGAAAATAGCTCAAGCATACGAAGACAAGCGTAAGAAGCTTACAACGGCATACGACCAGGAGATTGCACTCGCACAAATAGCGGGTGAAAGTACTTTTGACATTGAGCGCAAGAAGCAACAAGCAATTATCGAAACTTCACGCCAACAATACAAGGCACTCGAAGCGCAACGAGATGCACTTAAAGCGATAAACTTTCTAAGTGCTGAGCAAGAGAAAGAGGTGAACGATAAGATGCGCTCGTTAAAAGAGGGTATTGAGGGCGCAAGAAGGGAGATTGAGTTAATCAATGCTAAAGAGGTTCAAGAGAATAAGAAGAAAAATGAAGAGGTAGAAAGTTCTGACAAAGATAGCTACAAACGTAGAGTTGAGGCAGCGAAGAAGTACGGTGAGGAAAGATTGGCAGCGCAACGTTTGATACGTGACCTTGAGATTGAACTAATGAAGGATGGCGAGGAAAAAGAACTCGCTGCAAATCAAGAGAAATACGCTCGACTAATCGAGGACACTAAAAAGAATGAGAAGCTATTAGCGGAAGAGAAGGCTCGAATAATTGCTGAGTATAGAGAATTACAGTTTGAAGCTGAGAAAGCTATCCAACAAAAGCAAGATGAAGAGTTAAGATTGGCAGTTGAAACGGCTTCAGCTAATCGTTTAGCAGCAGAACAAGCAGAGCAAGAGGAGTTTTTAAAACGAACTGAAGAAGCAAGAAAAGTACAAGCTGAAGCAAAAGCAAAAGCAGACGCTAAAGATGTTGAGACTGCAAAGGCTAAAAAAGAAGCCCTTCTATCCATCGAGCAAAGCATTTATCAAGGCGCTGCCGCTCTTGGCGAGTTGTTCATCAAAGACTCGAAAAAGTTAGAGAAATTCCAAAAGGCGCAAACGTTGATTCAAATCGGAATCGACACGGCTAAAGCTATCTCTGCATTGGTCGCAGCGTCACAGTCTAACCCTGCTAACGGTGTAACGGGTGGTCTTGCGGGTGTTGCTCAATTCGCTTCAGGTATCGCACAGATTCTAACAAATATAGCGAAAGCAAAACAGCTACTTTCAAATCCAAGTGCTTCGGCAAGTGGTGGTGGCGGTGGGAGTGCTTCGTCTACTTCGGCTGCCGTACCTTCAGCGACTCCACAAGTTAACCTATTCGGTCAGAACAACAACGCAAACAACCTATCTTCTGCACCTACAATAGATCAATCTATTACGGTTAAGGCTGTTGTGTCCGAAACAGAAATTACAAGCACCCAAAATAAGATAAAAGGCATTAAAGAAATGAGTTCATTATGACAAGCTACATAAAAATATTACAAAAATTAGACGCTTTCTGTAACGCTCATTTACAGATTAAGAAATTCATGGGCGAGTTCAGAGAGCAGATGCCGAACTTCTCGACACTTGATGAACGTTATCCGGTTGTATTTGCTACTCCCGTATCCGACAGCGAGGATTTAAACACAAATCAATTCACGCTTGAAATCTATTGCGTGGATATAATACAAAAAGATAGAGCCAATATCAACACAATCGTATCAGATTGCCATTTGATTTTAAAGGATATGTTCATCTATTACCGTGATGACAATGATTTAGATTTGGACGTTGTTGGCACGGCTTCGATTTCCTTCGTGAATAACTTTGATTTAGACTACGTTGCAGGTGCGGTTATGACTATCACGTTTGAAGTGGCGGGATATGGTTCTTGTGAGATTCCAATGGAGCCAATAACACCTGTAACAAATGAATGTGAACCGGCTATTTTAATCGTTAAGGATTCAGACGATAACATACTCTATACTTTGACAGTCGATAGCGGTGACACTTATACTCAGGAAATATCAGATGCAACAGCTGTACTAAAAGACACAAGCGGAACGGTACTAAGCACTACTTCAATACTTGCGGAAGGGAGTGAGGATATAACAGCACCCGATGCAACATATACTGTGCAATACGAAAATGGAACACCTATTGAAAGCGGTTCAATCGTTTCAGGGGGTTCTGTCTTGGTCGAAATTCCTGATCCCGTTGTATGCGAAGATGTTGATTTATATGTCGGTGAAGCAAACGTCGGAAGTTTCCCAAGTGGTTCAGATGTATTCGTTAAAGTCATTCAGGATGGGTTAGAGGTAATACCACAAGATGTAACGGTAGTAGATGATGAGGTGAGTATCATACTTGAAGATTCAACGCCTTGTCCGCCAGTACCGATTGGTGCAACTCTAATGAAAACGGGGCAAACTATATCTTATAGAACGGGTGACGATGGGGATATTGAAGCAGGGCGAGATGTTGACTTTTTTACACTTGCATCACCCAATCCCTTTAACAACACCAACAGATTCACGGATGAGTTAGGAGGTCAGACTTATGCAAATGATATAGTTATTGATTGGAGTACTTATAATGGTGCTACAGTTTTTGGATTATCAAGAATAAACATTGCAACGGGAGTTAATTGGGATACAGCCATTGATAATTGTTTGGCTTATTCGGTTGGTTCTTTTACATCAGGTTGGAGGCTTCCAAATATGAAAGAAATTTTCAACCTTGTGAACTACGCAAATGTGCCTGGTTCTTTTATTAACTATTCACCTATAAATTTAAATCAAATAGGTAGACTATACTGGTCAAGTAATACGGTTATCGGTGGTACATCTCAAGCCTATGGATTAAATAATGTCGGTATGACTGCACAATTTGTAAAGACAAGTACAACGTTTTTAACTTATTTCCCAGTTCGCACCTTTACAGTAACAGGAACAACACTTACATAATATGAAATACAAATTCACACAATTCAACGTAGAGATTGAGAATCCTACCACAGTAATAAATCTCAACTCTATTCAAGATAAAGCTATTGATAAGCTATTATCTGTCGATGTAATATTAAAAACAGACTCAGCTTCATTTGGAGTGAGGGCAGTAGATATGCCATATAAAGATTCATGGGATGACCATGAAATTGAAAGCATGGTGAATAATTGGTTAAAACAGTTTGAAGTATGACACCCGAAAAAAACAAGTCAAGCGGTGGTTGGGCTTTAACCAACGTGCTCCCTGCGAATAGTAAATCGGAATTAACGGAAACACTATGTGCAGGGACTAGAAGTCGTCTCAGTTACACCGCTCGACATTGCAAATATATAAATAAATTATGACACCCGAAAAAATCCTAGACTATTCTGTAAAGTTTGGCGTTGTGCCTTTCATGCTTTACATGATATTTGTCACCAGACAAGACTACTTGCAAACTAAAGATGAGGTTAAAGCAATGCAAGAACTTTTAGTCGATTGCTACCGTGACCAACTGAGAAATATTCCAACGAATCAAACGTCTAAACATGAGATTGACAGCGTTCGACTTGTGGCGGTGCTACCTGAAAAATTAAAGATATGCTTAAACTAAAGAACTATTATAAGCCTACACCAAAGAAGTGGCGAAAGATTGGCGATGCCTTGCTAGGCGTTTCAATGCTTAGTGTTCCTTCCGAATTAGCAGGATACTCAGCTATCGCAATATCCTTGTTTGTGCTTGGTGTAGTAGGTAAATTCTTAACTAATTTCTTTTCAGATGATAACGACGAAACAATTAATTGACAAGTATGGGAAGCCTACCGAGAGCGGTTCGGCTTATTTAGTAGTTATTGACCTACCTTATCCGATGCGCATTGCGTGGGACTTGGATAAAAAAGTTACACGAATGAGATGTCACAGGTTAGTTGCCGATAAGTTTAAAGCGGTGTTTAATGACTTGTTAGCACATTACGGATATGAAGAAATCGTTCGATTGGGGATTGACCTTTACGGTGGTTGCTTTAACTTCCGTAAGATGCGAGGTGGTTCTGAATGGTCAAGACATTCTTGGGGGGTTGCGATTGATTTAGACCCTGCACGAAACAAGCTGAAAGAGACAGCAAAAACGGCAAGATTCGCAAGACCTGAATATAAAGCTATGATTGATATATTTTATAAGCATGGTTTTGTATCTTTGGGACGTGAAAAGAATTATGATTGGATGCATTTTGAAATTGGCGCATGAAAATAGACTACAATAAAATATTCATAATGTCATGTATGTTCATCATTTGGGGTACTATGCTAATACTCCTATTCAGTTGCTCACCTGAGTATCACTTCAACCGATTCCAAAAGAAAGGTGGTAAAATAACTTGTCAAGGTGATACGGTCATCCGTGAGATTACAACGACTATTAAAGGCAAGGATGGACGAATAGACACGGTTCGGGAGAAAGTGCCTTATGTCGAATATAAAACACGTTGGGAGACACGATACAAGTACAAGACTCAACGGGATTCTATCGATGTTATCAAGTATCAAACCAAGTGGAAGACGAAAGAAACGATTAAGACCAAGCGCATCGAAGAAGATTCGTGGTGGTGGATTTGGTTTCTGTTGGGTGTAGCCACACCAATAGGGCTGTACATTCTCTTTGTACGGTTCGTAAAGTTTTAAAATCCCTATATTTATGACGATATTAATAATATTTTTGGTATCTTTGGTATATCAAAATATATAGTCATGATAAGAAAATTCGATTTACCAAAGTATTACACCTTAACAATAGACCTTTCTAATGGTAATATTGTAATTACATCAAACTCTAAACACGCAAAAGGTCGTGAGTTGTCTCAATATTTTAACACTGATGGTTATTTAAGGGTTAAGATGAATAACAAGAACGTTCATATACATCATTTAGTTGCTGAAATATTTCACGGTGAAAGACCTGATAAAATGGTTATTAACCATAAAGATGGTGTAAAGACAAATAATCATCCCGAAAATTTAGAGTATGTAAGCATTGCTGAAAATATACATCATGCAATAAAACACGGTTTACACGCTTGTTGTAATCCTGAATTAATGCACCAGTATAAAGATGGAAGATGTAAAGACATAAAGAAATACAAAAATTCTTGGTATATGTTAAATAGAGAACGTATATTGCAGAAGTCTAAAGAGCGTAATAAGCTGAAAAAAGAGAATTTATGACAAGAAAAAGAATGTACTTCGATATAGAAGTAAGTCCCAACGTAGTGGTTACATGGAGAGCCGGTTACAACCTAACAATAACGCCACACGACATTATCCAAGAACGGGCAATCATTTGTGTGTGTTGGAAGTGGGAAGGTTCAGATGAAGTCCATTCACTAACTTGGGATAAGAATCACTCAGATAAGAAACTCTTAAAAAAATTCATTAAAGAATTAGAAAAAGCTGACCAAGCTATTGCACACAACGGGGATAGGTTTGATATTAAATGGCTTCGTACACGTGCTTTATTTCACGGTGTTAATATGAATCATTCATATGATACTATTGACACGCTTAAATTGGCTAAAAGTGGCTTTAATTTCAACTCTAATAAACTTGATTACATCGCACGTTTTCTAGGAGTAGGGCAAAAGATGGAAACGGGAGGAATTGACTTGTGGAAAAAGGTATGCTTGGAGAAATGTCAAGACAGTTTAGCACTCATGGTTGAGTATTGCAAACGTGATGTCGAGATTCTTGAGAAGGTATTTGTCAAGTTGAATCCTTACACTAAGCCGACTAAACAATATGCGGTTCTGCATGGTGGTGATCGTTACGAATGTCCAGAATGCGGTAAGCTACCACACTACAAGTCGAAGCGCACTACGGCAATGGGAACAATACGACACGAAATGCAAT